CCAGGATTAGTAAGTGGAAGTGTTCAAATACTACCAGATCTTGAATTAGAAAAAGTAGATAATGATAATACCTTAGATAAAGTATTAGTAAGAGATGCAACCACAGGAATTATAAAACAAAGAGATGCTTCTAGTATATCACCACCAATTGGTAGTGGTACATTATATAGATTACCGTTATGGACTCCCGATGGTACTACATTGGGTGATTCACTTTTAATTCAAGATGGAGATGTAAGCACTCCAGCTACTCAAGTTACAAATGATGGTATATTAATAAATACAGGAGTTGTAAAACTAGACTCTGTTGCTAATGACGATTCATTAGTGCAGGTATTAGTAAGAGATACTGCTAACTCTAATGAAATAAAATATAGAGCTGCATCTAGCATTAAACCTCAAGTTGGTTTTGATACATTAGCTATGACACCAGATGGATGGGCTTCTGCTGATGGAAACTTTAATGCTTTTGTAAATCTAGATGATTCAGTTACAGCAATTAAAAACATAAATAATATGACATGGCTTGTTGATGGTGACAGAGTCGTTGTTATTGCAGCAAATAATAAAACAGGCACAATATTAGCAGATAGTGTCCTTAGATTTAAAGATTGGGTATATCCAGGAGCAGGTGGTAGACTAGTAACCAATTTTGGTTCATGGGTTCCGTCATCTTCTGATTTAGCATATCCTACTGCAACTCTTTTATACGGAGAAAAAGTTAAGTTTAAAGCAGAAATGTATGATATACCATCTACTACAAATAGTCAATTAAATTGGGATGCTTGTTGTAAAATATTCTCAGCAAATCTTTGTCCAACAGGATCAAATGGATCTACAACAATGGATGAAGATACTACTTTTACAGGCGCATTTAATGGTATTGATGATGGGTATGGAGGTTATGGTTTAACATATTCAATTGTAACTCCACCAAGTAATGGTAGTGTAACAATTACTAATGCAAGTACAGGTGCTTTTACATATACACCAACTGCTAACTACTTTGGTACGGATAGTGTAACATGGAAAGTAAATGATGGATATTGTGATAGTATAGATTATACTTTTACTTTTACAATTAATGCTACAGATGATGCACCAAGATGGACATCAAGTGATCCAGTAACACTTAATACATATCCAACTTTAACTGGAGGAGATGCATGGACATACAGTTGGACTGTAGCAGATGATGATACTGCATGTGCTAGTTTAACATTCCCATCACAAACAATACCTAGCTGGTTAACATTTACTAATAATGGAGATTGTACAGGTACATTATCCGGTACATATCCTACCGCAGGAGGTAATTTTGCAGTACAATTAAATGTATCTGATGGAACTGACACTGCTTCACAATCTTTTAATATTGGAGGATTAGCAGTAACCGAGGATACTTACTTTGTAAATTGGTTTGATGGTTCCGGATCTATGGATACTACAGGAGCAATACTTTCTGCAAATTCTAGTACACCATTAGTTAGGTGTCAATCTAATGGTGCAGGTAGTGGTACAGTAGCCTTGACAGTACAAGCAGGATCAGCAACAGCTAATGTAGGAATATATGTAGATGATACTGGAGGTAATGGATATAAGGCATTTAAACTTTTAGTACCTGGTATGACAGTTTCAGGAACAGGTATAGCTGCGGGAACTACAATTGCAACGGTTAGTAATCAGAATATAACATTAAGTGCTGCTCATACTACTAGTACTGGAGATATAATTACCTTTGCTAGAACAACTGCCCAAAAGACCACTGATTATAATGATGGATCTACTTTTAGAAATTTATTACAAGATTTCTATGCTACAGGCGGAACTGAAGCATCAGGTAATACAAATTCAGCAACCAATGGGGCTGATGAATATGATAGTCATGTTTTCTTTGGTTGGGATGGATATAATGCTGAAGGTAATGGTGAAAGACAAATACAATATTTAGCTAACTTAGGTAATCCAATTACTGGAGCAGGTACTAAATTTCCAAGTGCTTCTACAGTTGTAGTAATGGCATGGGGTGATGAATCAGATGACTGGTATACTTCAGGTGGTACACCATTTGCAAGTCAAACTTCAGTACAAGGAGCTAGAGTTGCAGCTGATGTAGGAGAAGTACAAACTTTTATTCAAGATGCAGAAGCTGATGCATCAAATAATTCAATATATAGAGGTATTTGGTTTAGTGTAGGTAATAGTAATACTGATTACAGAAATATAGGTCAAGGATTACAAAATGGTATTAGCCCAGCATCACAATTTTCATCTACTGGTTGGAATAATGGTTCTTTACTTGTAGGTAATTCATCTGGCACTCCAACTAGAATACAATATGCAGGACAAACAGGAGATACAGATTATGTAAATGGTGTTGCTGCTAATAATGCAGTTACAGGATATTATAGAGGCGTGGTACTTGCTAAATTACAAGATAGCGGATTTTCAACTTTAACATAACCCATAGGAGAAGGGGAATAAACATTTTACATTGTCTTATTCCCCTATTGGTTTATTTCTCCCAGATTAATAATTATCTAAATCATTATTATGAGTGATATAAAAACAAAATACAATACCAAAAATTATTAAGGTCCATATCATTTTTATCTGCCCATAAATACATCTTGAATTAACCTTTTTTCTGTAACATCTTCATCTATTTCTATAGCAAAATCAGTGTCTGCCATAGTAATATCTAATTCAATGTTATTATGATTTAACTCATAATTTTTAATATTATTAGGATTCAAAGATTGATTGTTTAAACACTCAATTGTCATAAAATCATGAAAATTTTGTTGATCATTTAACCAATCTCTAGGATGAGCTTTCTTTAATGAATGTGTAACATGATTGTAAAAGGCCCAAGCACTAGCATTAATTTCTGTTTCACCATAATCAAAAGAGGGTTTATCCATTTCACTTTTTAAACATGACATCTGTTGAGTATCAAGTAAATCTTCTTCAATGAATAATCTACCTGCAAGTTCGGATTGTTGTTTACAATTCAAACTGATAGATTTTAAAGCATCTTTGTCTGTTATTAATCTTTTATAATACTTTTCACCATTTTTAATTTGGCTAGCAATTTGGTTTCTTACATCCATATCTGCAGATCCTGTATGTTTTCTTTTAAAATTAAACATATCTCCGGCCATCATTCCATTGGAGCATACTTTTACATAAGCTCCAATAGAACATTGAAATCTGGTGCTTTTGTCATAAGAATTTGTCCAAGAAAACATCATTCCTAATTCCTTTTCATTGTTGATTAGGGTGTCTGTGCTGTTAGGTATAATATAATATATACCTCTTGCAACATTTGCATTCATGTTACATATATATAACTGTTCTGTAATGTTAAATCCACTATTTTCTAGTAGAGTTAAAGTGTTGTCAATTACCGTCTTATGCGGTATGACTGTATAGCTCTTACCATGATTTGGTAAGGGTGCATTTTCCAGATAACTTCTGGTTTGTGATGATGGTTTTTTGTAACCCATAGTATTAAACTTTTAAGGTGTAAATATAATAAATTAATCTGACTCAGCAAATTAATATCCTTTTTCTTTAAGGAATTTTTTGACACAGGCAGGACAAGGTTTTATGTTTTTACTTATCCATATTAAATAATTGATAGGTATCTGACTAGGTTTTTTACCTTTGTACTTACCAAATCTTAATGTTGGTTTGTTATCAGGTTTTAATAGTCTTGTGTTTCCTTCTTGATTCCAAGAATTTCTAAATGAATATTGTCTATTATCATGTGTTACTGAGATTTTTTCTTTGATAGATTTATTAACTTTAGAAATTGGTATTTTAAAATATTCTGAGGCTAGTTTTTTTGACTCAAACTGTTGACGGGTTTTCCATTCAATTATAGTAATCATATTGGAGAGTCTTTTATTATAAGACCCTCCGTTAAAGGTTTATACATATTAAAATAATTTTAATTGATTATTATTTATAGTGATAATACTATTGATCTCAGATTCTATAGCTTGCATATAATAAGACTTATTGATATTATAGTTTTCCCATTTAGGTTCTACGGTCATCTTATTAAATACAGTTTGTAGCCACTGGCCTGATTCTAATTGTATTTCTCTTCCATCTGTTTTATTTACTTTAACTATTTTTTTACCTATAGAAGATATAAAATATCTATTTATTTTTTGTAATTCATCTTCTACTAAAGAACCATTTTTTATATGTCTGGCTATTTGCTTCCAATCTCCTTTAGATTTTCCACCAATACAATAGTCTAATATATTTTTATTCTTATTTAAATAGTCTTCAGGCAATATATCATGTACAAAGTATTGATAAATAGCTTTAGGTATAACTAACTTAGATTTGTTTTTATGTAATTGTAATTCATGGAAGTCAAAACGGCCTTTGAGTTTAACAGGAGCATAACTAAACTTATCATTCTTTACTTTAAATAAGTAATGAGGCTGTTTTTGTTTAACTTCTCTCCATTTAGTGATATCTACATCTATATAGTTATTCACACCAATATAATTATTGACATCAGCAAGCACCAATTTTTGGTATTCATCATGTTCAAGATTTAAATTGGTTTTGTCTTCCCACTCTTTACATATTTCCATATAAAGATCTATATACTCCCTAGGTATTATAGTCTCAACACCATCTGTGTTTTGTAATAAAGCTACAGCACCCGGTATTCTTTCCATAATTTGTTCATATAACATCATAAGAGTCAATTGACCATTAATAGTTATACGTAAACAAAGTTCAGGATCATAAAAGAAACTGTTTACATCATTACTAAGGCCAAAAGTAGAGTTAAGTATAATCTTATATACATAATTCATTGGATTACTCTTAGGAATCTTCTTACGCTCTTCAAAGAACCATTCATATTGATTACAAAACTCATCTTTTGGAAAGTGTTCTGGTGACCATTTATTTTTAATAGCAAGATTAGGATAAAAACTAGTAACGTCTGACGACATTATAACTAAATCTTCTGTACTTTCATACATTCCTTTACTATTAGCACCATGCGCACCACCTAAACCAAAATGTGTTTTAACATCTTTATAATCTATATAATATTTAAATCCTCCTTTTAAGCTTGCCGCATCTACTTCAAGTGTTTTAAATCTATCATGTAAAGTTTTAAACTCATCTGAGGTAAAAGAAACACAAGGTAAAATTATATCTTTTACTTTGATTGTATCTCTATAAGTTCTCATCTTCCTTAAATCTTTTTTAGGGATATTTAAATTTCTAGATAAATAATAACCAAATATTTCTTTACTAATTCTTGGTTCTGAGGCGCTAAACATATTTATACCATATGTTTTTGTTAATTCCTTTCTTAATCCAATCTGTGATTTAGCTCTATTATATACTTCTTTAGTTGATCTAACATCATTAACACAATATTCTAAGATAACATCTATTTCTTTTTGTGTAGTTATCTCTGTCTCATGATGTATAGGCATATCAAGAATGTTTTCCCAATCCATACTATACTGGATCCACTTCAGACTAGAACGTTTAGCCGGGTTGTCCCAATGATGTAGTTTAAATACATCTATTTGGCTTACAATGATGTAGTTTAAATACATCTATTTGGCTTATCTTCATTTTCCATTGTGGATAATCACTAAATTCTTTTGCATTAGACTTTTGAATACAACGTTGCGCATACTTATAAATTATATTTGCAACTTCACAGCCACTTAAATTAAGCCAGCTTTTATGATTATCAAGTATATAGTGAGTGACCTGGCCATCAAAAGCTAATCCGTTGTAAGATATATGCCACTCTTTATTATTAATGTTTTCATTAAGAAAACTTATAAAATCATTAAGATCATTACGGAGGTCATGTACAACAAAGACTTTAGTTTCTGTAGTCTTATAATGTTCAAATACCCCAGTAAAACAATTCTTTAATGTTTCATAATCCATTACCCAATGTCTCATGCTTTTTCTTTTTTAGTAGGTGTGTGTAAACCAAGTTCAATTCTATAATTATAAAGAGTTTTAGATGTAACACCTAGAGCTGCGGCAGCAGTTTCAAGACAGGGATGTCTTTTTATTGCCAACTTCATTACTCTTATTCTCATTTGATCTATTGTCTCTATCATCATTATAGTTTTTAATTGCCACGGATTTAGCTTCAGCTAATAGATCCATTATACAATCATATATGCTTTCAACAGCTTTTAATTGATCAGGATCTAAAGTTTTATTTATTTCCTTATCATATTTATTTACAGATTGTATGACTTGTTTTACTCTATATTTTACTTTATGTTTATGTAGAAATTGTAAACCATGTACAGTTTCGGCCATGCATTTATTTAATGCAAATAATATATTTACTTCTAATGATTCTTCTGCGCTTAATTCAGCCATATAATTATTTATTAGTGCCAAAAAAACCCCAAATCAATGAGGTTTCCTTTTTAATCAGTACCGATACAACGAACTACTGACCAGGTAAGATAAGATTAGATACTTTAGTTTCTTTTACATCAACAAAATATTGTTGCCAATCAAATTGCTCAGCGTTTATAGCAAACATATTAATTAGTAATTCAATATCATTTTTATCAGTAAGATAAAATTCTGAAAATGTATCAACCAATCTTCTCTCTTCTTTAACAGTTTTACCTGTCTGTGGATTTGGATTTTTTAATCTTTGTGGTTCACCATTATCATCAAGTCTTGGTACCATATGATATGATTGTTTCATCACTTTACTGATGACTGCTAAAATGCCTGATGTTGGGTCAAACATAGCTTCTGTGTATGGTGAGTCCATGCTCACTGGAATTAATGTAAATGATTTAGCGTTTCTAAAAGTAGAATTTACTAACATCATATTCTGTCCTATTTGTGCCATTATTATTTATTTTGTTTAGTCAAAGATATGGAACTTTTTTTTAATAGTTGAAAAATAATATGAGTATTATCTATGAAAGTTTCTTTTTTTAAATCTGGAGGACTGCATACCTCATATATTTTTTGAATAATTTCTACATCAACCCCTAATTCTTTTGCATATAACTCATGCACATCTTCAGGAGATAGAAACCCTTCAACATATGAAGATATCTTTTTCTGATTTGAAAAGAAATCCAATATACTAATTTTATTATTCAATGAAAATTGTGAATAAGCACCAGATATAAACCTTTGAAAATCAGATTTATATGCAGTGAAATCAAATATAAATAAATGTTTATCATTATTTAATTCTATATAGTCTTCAAATAATTTATGATTTTGCAAATAATTAAATGAGAATTTTTTAAATGTGGACGTCATCTTGGTACTGTATTCACAGAAAAACCTATTATTTTCAGTAGAGTAAACATTTTCCCATGCAACATAAGTTTGCACGGGAACATGTGATACGCCTTTTCTTATCTTTAATAAAGGATATAGAAAGACCTTACTTTTTTGAAAAAATTCTGTATAAACACCCATACTATAATTTAATCTTATTTACTAAGAAATCATAAGGTAGACTATAATTTCTGTTTTCATAATGATATTTAGCAGTTTTTAATGCACCGCTTAAACCACCAGCCCAGGCTGATAATGTATCATCTAATACATCAAAAACATAAACTTGTTTGTATAAATCTATAACAACAAACTTAAAAACTATATTGTAATCATCTCTATCATCTCCTAAAGAGTCATAAACTAACTTTGAATATATAGCTGCTTGCAACCAATAATTATAAAAATCAATAGTCTCTTTAAAATCTGAAATTGTTTTCCCTGTGGTTTTTAAATCACAAATAGTAACTTGCTTTTTATCAGAATCAACAGTATAATGGTCAATGTATCCATGTAAACCAAAAGGGTAACCTTCTAGTGTAGTTTCTAAATACTTCTCACTAAATGATTCTATAGGATCTAAATCAAAGTCTGTACTTACTTCATTAAATAAAGACATTACATCTTTATTTTCTTTTAGTATATCTACTTTTTCTTTACATCTTAATAAAGTATCCTGATCAACAACGTCAACGTTACTATTACCTATGAATTTCCAGTATGGTTCATTGTCTTCTGTTCTAATTTTAGCTATCCTTGACTCATCAGCCTTAAGAGATTGATATAAGTTTAATTCTTTTAAAGAATCTAGTATAACAAAGTCATCACAACTTACTAATGTTTCTGCATCAGTATGAAGAGCCATATCTTTCAATACTTTTCTAACACTATCTGATGGTGCTTTACCGGGAACAATATTAAACTTTTCATTAACATTCTCAGCTTCAAATAATAGACAGTGAATAAGTTTACCTTCTATTAGATGTTTGTCTGTTCTGACCTCACGGTCCCATAATATATAGTCCTTATAAAATAAGGATGGTGAAAATAATAATTTGTTAAGAGAAGAGTAGCTCCACTTAAATTTCTTTAAGTAGAACTCTTCTTCTTTCTGTAAGTCTTTAATCATTTATTTTTGAATTTAATTCATCTGCAATATACAAATTTTCAAGATCAATTTTAAATACTTCTGATTCTGGTCCAACCATTGCACCCATCAACTTTTCAAGAATATACTTTCTTGTTTTGTCAACTGCAAATCTTGATAGTTTTCCATCATCTGCAAGTTTCTTCAGGTATCTATTATAAGACCATATATTACTTGTACAATGGTTACCTTCATATGCTTTTAATCTGTTACGCATTGTTTTTACATTAACTGAATTCCAGTTTGTAGTATTTTTAAACCAATCATAATGCCAGTAATATAATCCAGATACAACATCAAATGATTTTTCTATATTACAATTAGCTAACATCTCAATTGTTAATGATCTATTCTCCATATCAGCACTTGTGATCATATTTTTAATATTATCATACTCAGTGTTTTCAATTACTGCTAACTCAGCATCAATTATATTACATATTTGTGAATCATATACCATCAAAGAAGTATTATTTTTTAAATCTTCAAATATTTTATAATTTGTTTTTTGGAGTACCCAATCACTATTACCTAAACCTGTATTACCAGAAGTAGTAATCCAATTTTCTAAATCATTTATTATCAAAGATTTAGCAACATCAGATTGATTCCAATGTTTCCTAATATTAAAAGTAACCATAGAATCAGTTGGAGCCATTTCTAGAAAATCTTGAAGTTTAACAACAGCTAAATCTGACAATATGCTTTTCTCTTTCATATAAACCAGTATATCAAATGCTTTTTTATATGTTATGGAAGAATTCCATTCTCTATCAAATATTGTATTAAAAAGCTTATAAGATACAACTGCTACATCTGCTTTAGATGGGTCTCTAATTACTTTACAGTTGTATTTTTCTTTTAACAAATCAACTTTTTGTCTTGGAAGAGTAATTTTAGGAAATCTATATATTTTTTTATCTTGTAAACTAAGATTTTCAACATTAGTTACCATAGGTAATGACAAAGAAGCTAAATCTTCTGGATCTAACTCCCATTTATCATTTGATGTTAACCACATACAATCAGATTTACTAAAATTTATAGCAGTTTGCTTTAATTGATTTTTGTCATTCCATTCTCCATCATATGTATTTATTTCTAATTTATATTTTTCTTTCATTATTTTATTTTAAATATTGTTGATACTCTTTTTTCACAGCTACTTTAAATGTATAAAGATCTCTGTTGTGAATACTTATTTCTTTTCTTACTATAGGCTCAAGGTATCTAAATGATACTTTATCAAGTTTATCTTTACTATCTAACCACAGTATCATATCCTGAGCACTTCTTCTTTCTAACTTTGTAAAGCCAGATGCATCAATCCAATACTGTAGATCTTTATCTCTATTATCAGCATAAGTTATCATACTACAATCTTGAGCAAATTGCCATAGTAAATGATAGTTTGTTTTATAACATATAGTAGGAACAATCTTAAGAGCTAAAACCCTATCCTCATTATGACGTGAGTTATCTAATTGAACTTTAAGATCTGCTAACAATTGTTCATCAAGAATCATCTTAGTTGCAGAAGCATGAAGTACTGTCTCAGGATCAATAACACTTACATCTGTGGTATCAATTATATAAGCTAAATTAATAGCCATCCCAGTTAACATCCAGGAATCATACAAACTGTCTTCTATATCTAAATCATAGTATCTTACACTTTCTGTAAGCTTAGGTGTTATTATAACTTCTAGGCCTGAATTAGCAATTGCTATTTCTTTAGGGTGTGTTGCTGAAGATCTACCTAATGTAGTTTCATAATTCCATAACTTGTTCATCATTACAGTAGAAGGTATATTCTCAGCGTTTTCTAGACGGTGGGTTGATATATCTTCATGACCTATAATTAAATCAGCTAGTTCGTAATCATTTGTTACAGTTATACCGTGCTCTTTAAGAGCTGCTTTTAATCTATCTTGAGATACAGTACACTTAGGTAATATAAAAGCTTTCTTTTTATTTCTAAAAGTAGTGCCGTCTTCTGTTGGCACTGTTAATATAGTGTTTATTTTTTCATATGTTGTTTGATCTTGAGTACATAATACTTCATCTATTTCCCCTGAAGTAGAAAGGACACCATAAGTAGTGTCCTGTTCTAAATCAAAGTAAGCTAAAGCATCAGTATCAAAATCTTGATATACTGATTTATTTGCCATACTATTTCATTGTCATTTTGATAACCTCTGGGATCATCATGAATTTATTAAACTTCTTTTTATTACCATTAAAAATGGTCCGTACAACTAGATACTTAAGATCATTAGTAAAATAATCTTGAGTACATAAAGCTTTAAGTCTATCTGTAACTTTCTGACTTACTGTGTTATCTTTAGAATAAACAACAGAATAATTACCTAGTCTTGTAGCTAGCGTTGATGCAATATCTGCACGGTATGTATCATCTTTACCAATACAACTTCTAAGCTCACCTAAGATATATGATTCATTATCATGAGTCAACAAATCTTTTGGTGTTACTAGCTTATCAAGCTTGTTATTAATAAATGTAGTAAACATTGACGCAAATGAATCACCAACACTACCTTCTCCAATCATTTGAACTAAACTTAAGTTATCTTCAAATTTTTCAAAGCTTGATATAGCATTAAAGAATGTTGTAATAGATCTTGCATTTGTTTCTTGTGTTACTAGTTCTGGGTGTAGCAAAAGAAAGTTAATACATCTAGTATCTATCCCTGCACCTTCTGCCCATTGAGCCCATACATTAACATCAAACTTAAGATTAGCAGTTACATATCTAGTCTTTTGTGCAGAATCTACACTGTTAACCATATAATCACCATTATCCGGGTTAGCTGTTAATATAATATGCCAATCTTTTGGTAGAGTCCATGAGATATAAGTCTGACGGTCTATTAATTCCATAACTGCTTGAATAAATCTTGTATCAGCTCTATTCCAGTCATCTAATAATAAGATACCACCTTCTTTTGCATCAGCAATCCATTCAGGAGCACAATAAGACATTCTATTCTTACCGGTCATTTTATATCCTTGTTTAAGATATTCTTGTACTGCTAACTCATCAACCCATTGGCCTACTTTCTTAGTAGTTGGTGTTGATATATTGGCAAGACTTGTTCCCGCTGCTCTTTGTGTTGCAGATAACATAGATAAATCATCTATTTTCTTAGCTGGTATTATTTTTTCTTTATACATCTGAAATTGACGTACAGGAAAACCCACTAAGTCACCTAGCTCTTCTATTTGTGCTAGATTAAGTTTTACAAACTTGAGTTTATTATCTTGAGCAAGCTCAACTATAGTAGATGTTTTACCAATACCTGATTCACCCACAACTTCTACAGAAACCGGACTTTTTCCTACTCCTTGTAAATATCTATTATTTGTAATTATGTGATTTACAAATCCTTTTAACTCCGTTACATTTAAATTTACTTGTGCCATTTTCTATTAATTTAATTTAATTACTTGTCCTGGTAACTCATTGTTTATTTCAGATATACTACTAAGAACCCATAAAGTATTCTTAGGACAGTCATCTGGAGCATATGCTTCACCATCTGTTAAATATATTAGAGCTGTATAACTCCCCTTCTTTTCATTATAATGATCAATTACAGGTTGGAATGATGTCCCACCTCTACCATGTATTTCCCAATCTTTTTTAGGATTAAATTCCTTCACACTATTAAGCTGTGTATCACATTGTGCTACTGTAATTTTATGGCCTGTCTTGTACATATGAGCAAGCTCACTGAAGAATTCTTTTAACTCTTCATTATTTACAGATCCACTTGTGTCAACACCAACAAGTATATGATTTTTAAATTTAATTTTTAAACCAGGATTACCTGAATAACGTTTATTATATTTACGTCTTAGCTTTTTAGTATATACAATACTAGAATTACCAACAAATCTTTTTAGATACCCTTTCCAATCAAACTTAGCTGGTTCAATATGCATAAGCCTCTCTATAAGCTCTGCAAGTTCACCTGGTATACTACCACACTTTTTTTCTGTTTGTTCAGCAGAAGCCTTTAATTGATGTTCTATTTGTTTTTCAACTAACTTTTTATCTGCTTCAGGTAAATCATCAAACTCATTCCATGTACTATGACAATGTTGGCTATTACCATCCATCTGGCTCATTAAGTTATCTAATGATGGGCAATTCCCATCTTCCTGTGCTTGTTCTAATAATTCATAATACTTTTTAGTACCTGCTTTTTTAGGAAGATTTAATTCTGGAAAACTTGATAGTAGTAAACCACCTTCAGGTAATTTACTTTCCAGTATGTACTGGTTTATTTCTAGGTCAGCGGCTATATTAAATAGCTTATGATTAGAATATAGATCTCTTAATAATAAATGACCAAATGCAATATGCAAAAGTTCATGTTTAATTAATCCGTATCTATGGTCTTCACTCAAATTTGTATAAAAATCTGTGTTTATAGTCAATTGAATACCAATTCCATGTTTACTTACACCTGCTGTAGGTATGCGTAAACTAAATTGTTTATTAATACCAATTAAAAAGAGCCCGTAAAAGGGCTCAGTAAATATTAAGTTCTTGGTTGTTTTAGCAACTAAATCTTGTATGTTACTCATCTGTTATTTTATTAATTATGTCCATATATATTTTATTTACTTTTTTCTTTTCAAGAAATGCATAGATTTTTTTAGTACTTAATTCACCTACGTTTAAGGTGTATTTTACTGCAGTACAAAAATTAACTCTATCTTCAAACATTAAGGCTTTAGCCATTAATTTGTCTAGCACTTCTTTATTTTCATAATTTGCATTATTATATATTTCACATGCTAGTGATTGATCTTCAGGTAAACCTTGAAACATTTGTTTATACTTAAAGAATTCTTCTAATGTGATTATTTTCATTGAAAATCAACTATTTCAATCCATACTCCTGGATTTTGTTTATCATATGTATACTTTTCAAATCCTGGTATAATAAATTCTGCATTATCATCTTCAATCCAACCATATTTAACCATATCATCTTGTACAGTTTGTGCAGGATTCAAATAGTCAAACTTATGACGGCTACCTCTGATAAACTCAAAAGATATTTTTATTGGTAGCTTACGTGTTTCTAATGCTTTTTTAAAATCATCAGCATAACTTAAGTAAATATCTTTAGTGGCCTTTCTATAATTCATTACAGCTTTACTTGCTATAAAGTATTTACCTGTCCAGCGCCTTCCATTTTTACTAGAAGGTACATTGCCTGGTATCCACCAACGTTTTACTTCTCTAATTTCTCCCATAATTTATTTGCTTAATTAAGTTTTTATTGATTTTCTTTATTTAAGGTTTCTCTTAATAAAGGTTTTAGCATTGCATGAACTTTATCAAAACCATGTGACTTCATAGCATCTGATATGTCTTTACATATAGTTGGTACAAATCCATTAATTTTATATGCATCAGCATATCTATCAACAGCCTTTAGGCCAGCCTCATCATTATCAAAAAGTGTTATTACTTTTTTATATTTCTTTTTGAAATGTTGAATTATATGAGGTTTTATCATAGTATTCTCTGAGTCTGGAGCTATAACTTCAAGGTTATACCCCATACCCTTAAGACACATAGCATCTTTTAAAGAAGAACAAATTACTAAATAGGGTTGATTATATTCTAACTGATCTAGTCCCTGCAAGTAACTTTTAACTTTAAAGAATTTATGTGATTTACTTTTAGGTTGATAGAATTTAAACGCTTTACCTTCTTTGTCAAAGTATCCAAAGCAACAACTATTACCTATACGTAAATTTTTTATATCAGATTCTTTTGTTTTAACTAAATTATAATAATCTATAGGCCTAACGTTATACTTTTCAAGCATAGTTTTTCCTATTCTATAGCTTAGCCAATACTTTTGATCTTCAATACTCCAACCTTTAGTTTTAACAAAATCCAATTGCCATTTAGGCTCTGGAACTATAGTTAAATCTTTATATTCAGATGTCTTTATGTATTCATTATAATCTGCAACAATCTTTCTCATTGCTTCAGGATATTCTATTTCAAATAACAACTTTACTAAATCTACTTTATTACCATTTTTACCAGTAGAAAAATCTTTAAACTTATATTGCATAATTTTTTTATCAACATATATGCAAAAGCTTGGTGTTTTTTCTGAGGGATTAAAGACTGATTTAATCTTTAGATCTTGGCCAGTTAGGCGTTCTGATAAATTTAAGTAATATTGAAATACCCATGTGCTTGGTACATCTGATCCTTCTAATACAAAATTTTTAGTGCTAAACATAATTAAAATGTATTAATGTAAATCAAAAGGTGGCAATCAATCAAGAAAACCACCCTTATCATTACTTATTCAACTATAAATCAAAGTCATCTCCTGAAACTGCAGCTGGTTCAAAGCTATTTGTTTTAGGTTCTTCATTTTTAATTAGTCTTCTTAGATGATTATTATTATTAGCATCAAATTTTAAGATTCTATTAGCTTCACTATTTAAAGCTTCAATAGGAACTCCATCTTTACTTCTTTTAGGTAAAAATAAGTCATTGTTTATGTACCCATCTCTATTTTCCCACTCACGTGCACCTAAGCAAGCATTAAAATAACCAGTGTTAGAGAATAACTTATTACACTCTACCATAAATTGATCAATTGTATTAGCTTCAATTTTATCTAGCTCAGCTCTTTTATCAAGTGCTTCAGATAAAAATACCATAGATTTTAATACTTCTGTATCTCTAGATATTTCTGTACCACTTTGTAAAGTAGTATCTTTATATGGGTAAGGACTAAACCTAACTCTACCAACTTGTCCTTCATATTTTGGACCATTTGGATTTTCCATATCTTTTAAGAAACCATTGAATTCTCCTGTGATAGGTTCTGTCTCAACATGCAATACAATATTGTATGCTTCAGCATCATATGGTGTTTGGTCAAATGATACTGAATTGATTTTGATAACATTGTTACCTGGTTCAATTACTGGTTTAGTTCCACCTGATCCGGCAGACATGTCTTTTGTGTTTAACATAATTTACTTTTTTTAAAATTTATTTATTAATTACTCTTCATATTTTTGCATGCAATCTTTTACATGCTGTAGGTCATTAGGAATGAAGAAATCCTCAAACATACCCATTGGTGATTTACATGTGTTCTCTCCATTGTTTTGAGTTTCAAAACCATATTCAAGTACACCATCATCATTTTTAATTACTCTTCCAAATAATACTATAGAAAATAAGCCTTCCAAAGTTAAAGTATTATCAATCATTTTACCAATTGTTTTAGCCTTAATTTTTCTGTTTCCATTTACATCAGTAGAATCTTCTGAGTGTGTCAAAAAGATTACAGTTAAGTCATCTCTCAAATCTTTAGGCAACTTTGCCACCATGGCAAGGTTAGCTGCAATCTGAACAAACTTATCATAACCTTTTTCATTAGCTCTATCAAAATATTCAAAGGAGCTCATATATTGCCAGTCATCAACAACAATAGTTTTTATGTGACCCATTTTTTGATCAACATGATTTATAGCTTTAATTATTCCAGGAGCTGTTGCTGTGGAAGTTAAATTACCTTTAGGATTATCTTTGCTTATCTGAGTGTATTTACTCTTATAGCCTTTAAATGGCAAAGGTTTATTTGCTATGTTTATAATGAAAGTCTCTTCTGGTTTTAATGTTCTAATTGAGGTAGACTTTCCAGTACCTGAATCAGCAATTACTAATAAGCTTTGTGCCATGATTATTTGATTAATTTAGTTATTACTTTTGTTAATGTTATTATTGATTGATTTATATCTTCAAGCTTATTAACCATAGCACTCTCTATTGAAATAGGATCTGGCCCAGTCAAATCTGCAAATGGTATTGGATTACTTATAACTGCTTTTACATTTTTTCTACTTGTTACATCATTAATTACTTTTAATTCTGATACTGGTATTAAATGTCTTTGAAATCCTGAACTTGAGGTTATTAATTCATACTCACTTTTCCAATGAGGATTATACTTATGTAGATACAATGTTCTTTTTGGATCTTCACTATCATAATCTATACTAACAAACTCAGTATATATATTTTCTTCTTTTTCTAATTCACTAGGAAAGAAGCTAACATGTAGTTCATCTTTTCCTTTAGGCCTATAAGCCATTTTTGGTATATACAGAGCATCTAGTTTACCTTCTTTCTGAAAATAATCTTCATGCTCTTCTCTAAGTTTTGCAACTTTTGATTTTCTTTGATCTGGTGTTAATCCCATTTTTTTATCTTTATTAATATTTTTTGTGTTTATCATCTGCGTTCTTGTTGTTGAGGTGTAGCCATTTCTTCTATCTGCATTTGTTCAAATTTAGCTTTAAAGAAACTCATCCGGGCATCACCATTTCTAGCTTTTAAGAAATGTAAAACTAATGTTCTATCACTTTCTATAATATACCTATCAGGGCCATAGAACCTAATCTTTTGTTTAGCCGGTCTGTTAATACCTATAAGCATATCTGCATGTTGTAACATAGCATCTGAACCAAATATATCTGACTCAAGTATATAATTACCATATTTGCCATCAATAGCCCTATCCGGGTTATCTATATTTCTATTAAGTTGTGACAAAGCAATAAATAAACAAGGATAATCTCTTTTACACTGTGTAAAGAACTCACCTAACTCAAATAACATGTCTAATGTATTATTTTGATATGGTGCTCTCTTGACTAACATGGTGTGATCAAGTGTTATCATTGTATTTACGCCCTTATGTAGATTCATATAAGCATCTATCTGTTCTCTCATTTGATTAACAGTCATTGGTGTACTTACTATATCAACCGGGTGTTTTACTCTTTCTTTAGCATACAAATGACATGTGTTAAGTGTATCTTTACTTAGTACAGATCCTGCACTACACAATTCTTTATATGTTTTACCAGTAATAGAACTGAATTCTCTTATAGCTGATGTTCTACCAACCATTTCAAACTGAAATTCTAATACTCTAAAGTTATCATTTGGATTTAATGCAAATGATTCTCTAATTATCTGATCTTTAATTAATGTTTTACCTGAGCCAGGTCTACCACCAATTACAGTTAAAGTATTCCATTCTAAACCATCAGTAGCTGCATCATTAAATTTAGGCCATGGTGTATAGATTGATTTTTCTTCTCCTGTTGACCTTCTAAACATATATTTAAGCGCCTCATTAAAGGCTGCATACTGTCCTACCCATGATTCTTTTGGTTTACTCATTGTTTATTATGTATATAATACTTTCTATATTATCAATGCTGTCATTACATGACTGTTTATCTGGAACCCATGTTCCATCTCTTAGCATTTGAAAATCTTCAAGTACAAGGTTTAATTTATTTAATACTTCTGTTATTTGATCAGGCGTCATACTACGTTTTCTTTAAAATGTTCATCTTCTGTGCTAACTCCTTCTAGAATCATATCACAATAATCTGCCAATGTAGAATGCTTTACTCTATGTTTATCTTGTTTACAGATAAAATATTGACTGGTTTGCATATACATATAATCTGCGTCCCTGTACTCATTTACGTACATCTTAGTAGCTTTATGTATAATAGTCCAATCATGATCATATGTATCAAAGAACCACCTAAATGCTTCTCCTAACGCTTTAACGTTATTTCTTGCTGGTTTACCACTTGGTAATTTTTTAGCAGGAAATACAAGTCTATAATTATTAATCATGTCCAAGAAATTTTTACCCATTAATTGAATATCAGTTTTCTTCTTTGCTTTTATAAAGTAGTTATCCATTTTAATTATAAGAAGTTTAGCTTCTTTTGTCAATTGATATCTACTATCTATTTTATCAAGATAACCTGCATGAACTAAATCATAAGTATCTTGTTTAGTTATGTATGGCAAGGAGACGCCTAGCTTGATCCCAAATAGTATCTGGAGCTGGTTTGGTGTCAGTTTTGCATTTAATATTTTCTGGAACATTTCCCACATAATTTTCTATTTCATTTACTAATTTGTTATATGTATCTAATGTAAGCTTATCATTTGTTTCTAAACCATTCTCTACTCTTCTACATGAGTTTATTATTGTAGCATGAGTTCTACCTAGATATACTCCTATTCTAGTTTTACTATAACCCATTAAATGACATACGTAACTAAATGTTTGTGCATATATCATAAATTCTCTTTTTCTAACTCTTTCTAATAAAGAAACTATGTGAGAAAATTCAGGGTATTCACTATAAAGTGCAGCTAATGTACATAGATGTACAGTATCTAATGCTATCTTATCTTGAGGAGCATTAGGAAGGAAAATATGAACTTTAATTCCATATCTATTTAAAAATCTTTCTTTAAATACCTTTATATCTTGTTTTTGTTCAACTAGTTGGCTTTCAGTCATTTAAATTAAATTTCAGTTACACAAATGTAACTATTATTACCATTCTATACAAGTTTTATCTTGTTTTTCTAACTCTAAATTTACTTTATTAAACACGTCTTTACAATCCCATTCACCACCTTTATATGCAGCTGAAGCAGGGTGTGCTACCTTAAATATTTTCATGTTAGATAATAATGGTGCCCACTCTTCAGCTTTCTTACCCATTAATATAAACACTAAATCCTTATTGTGTCTATTAAGTGTTTCAAATAGATATTCTGTAAATGATTTCCATATACCATAATGAGAACCTATTTTATTTACCTCTACGGTAAGCGCTGTATTAATTAATAATACGCCTTGATTAGACCAACATCTTAAATCAGTATGTTCTGTGTCTATAGCTTTATTGATATATTGTAAAGATTTTTCTGCTTTATCTTTATTACTACAGCTAAATGCTATTCCATCAGCAACTCCAAGCTGAGGATATGGATCTTGTCCTACTATAACTACTTTAGTTTCATCATATGGACATTCTATAAAAGCATTAAATGTATCTTTAAACTTTGGTGTAAATCTTCTTCCGTTATTTACATTATTAACTAATGTATTCATGATATGATCAAAGCTTAAACCATTTATATATGGTGCTAATACACGTTTCCACCCAGTAGGTTCTAATTTTTCATTGAGTTTATCTCTTAAATTATTTATATTGATTTCCATTTTTTTATTATATTATTAGTATATTTACTTTTTAAATTAATTATTATGTCTGAAGAAAAAAAAGAATTACAAACTTATGTAACTTACGATAATAAATCTGTAATTAAAGATATTGAATTATCTGTATCTTATATTCCTGCTTTACAAAATATTGTTTCTAATTTAATCATGGCTGATGATAAAGTAGATACAATAGGTGAAACATTTAAAAAATTTGATATTATAGCTCAAAAATCTAAAGATGGTATTCCTGAAGATGAAGCTGATTTACCTGTAATTAGTAAATGGGAAGCTGATTTATATGTTTTATTTTCATTGACGCAGTCTTTAAAATATAAAGCACAAAAACAAGGTTTAGAAATTAAAACTGAAACTTCAGCTACCAAAGAAGAAATGCAAGCTTTAGCTAAAGATGCTTTTGATGGTAAAGATATTGCAGAAAAACTTAAAGATATAGAATCTAAAATGAGGATAGTCAAATAATTATCTTAATTGCATACCATTAAAGTCTCCTATTTCTATACATGATTGTATAGCTAAATTTAATTCATCTTTATCACAGTCAGCAAAAGATTTACAATACTCTTGTTTATCTCTTACAAAACATAATCCTGCAGATCTTTTTACTTGTATTTTGGCTTCTTCAAAGGTGTAACCAATTTCTTGTGCTATTTCTCTAATCATTGCATGTATACGTGCTAACTGTGGGTTACTACCCTTATCACCACTTACACCAACAAAAATTTCTAGCCTAGAATCATCTTCAAGTTGTTCAAAAAACTTTCTATACTTAGTTCCCATTGCTTTAATAGGAAAGTGTAGCTGTCCATCTTTAACTGATGCTTTTATGTATAAATTATCTTTCATAATATGATAGCTATAAGTAATAACAATGCAAGTCCAACAACTGCTGCAGCAAAAATTGCTACTGAAGTTGCATACTGATCATCTGATCTCCCTTGTCTTGATCTGTACTGTCTATTTTTTTTCTTTTTCTTTTCCATACTATATTGATTTTATATTCCATACTATACGGTAATCTGGGTCATGAGGATCTAATTCTACTTTAGATCTTTCATTAATCCATTTACCATTTTGAAATTTATATGTTTTTCCATTAATTATTTTTATTTCTGTTTTATTCATGATATTTTTCTATTATTTCATCTGATAAATATGTTGGGTTAATTAAATCTAATACATCTACTATACTTGTAGATCCCTCATCATTAGTCAATTCACACCATATGTGAACCATTTCTGCTGATGCTGGTGAGCCAGGTGTTCCTGGATCTCCATTAGCTTCTGTATGTACTTCCGCTTCTCCCGGATAGTAATAATATTCTACTTCTATTTCATTACCAAATAAAGTCATTGGTACTATGTTTATTCCTTTTCCCATTATTTGTATCTTAAAACGTTATTTTCTATGTATATAAATTCTTGTCCACAACTAACACATTTTGCCTCAGTTTTATTACGGTGTAAAGATTCACCACCAAAACAATTTGGACATGGTGTATCTTCTGTTGGTATAAACTCTTCACATGATTGACGTGCTAAACTATGAATCATAGAATCATGTACACCTTTATAAAATGTATTGTCTGCTTCTTGTTCTTGCTGGCTTTCCATAAATAATTCTTTCATTTTTCCCATTGTGTTGTTTTTTTAATGTATTGTTTTTTATCTTCTGATGCATACCATTCATTTAAATGCTGATCAAAATGCATTCTATAGTCAAATCCACCACAAAAGGTTTTTTCACATCTACTACATTTAATGATTGGTTTACACATTATCTACTAAGAGGATTAAAATATTTAATTTTTAACGGATCAAAACCTTTTATAGCATCTTCCACCCATTTTTCATCTTGAGTTCCTTTGTACATAAGTATATGACATGTGGCTGTCTCAGTAGGATTTAATCTTAATAATCTACCAATACGTTGGGCCGTCTTTCTTTCATTACCATATGCATGCATAATAATACCTGCTTTAAGTTTAGGTATTGTAACACCCTCTGATAACTGTAACACACAGGATAACCTGTCTATTCTTCCATCAGAAAATAATTCAAGATTTTCATCAGATTTAGAGTTTTTAGAATGATAACTATGTTTACATATTCTGTCTGCTTGTTTTTGTGTATTAGCAAACACAATGCATTTAGCATTAATGTTGTTTAATATACTATTTACATAGCTCTCTTTACTTGTATAATCCATTAACGCTCTCATACGCATTATTCTACCAAATTGGATTTGTTTTGGCGTTTGAGATTGTGCTAATCTAGACGTTACATAGTCATAATCCTTTTTCTCTGTGGTATACCATACACCACCTTTCTTATTCTTCTTCTTTAATGTAGGAAGTTTTGATAATTCTAATTCATGTATTACTATCTTATAATCATTTAATATGTTTGAGTCAGTTGCATCATCCACAGTAAATACATATTTGATAGGACAATACTTTTGAACTAGCATACCTTTCTCTGATGTTTTGTTTTTTGGAGGTGTGCCTGTAAGGCCTAATATTTTCCCCGTGTAATTACTTAAAAAATTTTCATGATTTGGTAATAGTGAATGACATTCATCTAAATACACTACATCATATTCATTTGGATTGTGTTTATTAAGTGATAAGTATGTTGTAAATGTTATATGATCTTCTAAAACACTACTATTCATTTTATCAAGCTCATCAAACCAGGATTTCATAACAGATTTCTTTGGTATAACTACTAATGCTTTTATAAAAGGATTAAAGTGTCTTTGTAAATGCTCTATAGCTATACGTGTTTTACCAACACCCATAGATATACCTAATCCACATCTTTTATTTTTCATAGCAATTGCTAACGCATCTGCTTGAACTATGTTCCTGTTACTAACTTCCATATGTTGTACCATAATAATGTTGTGATGAGTAATATACCTATATAGGTGATTAATTTAATTAGTCTTTGTTTTTCCCAGTCATTCATAACTAAAATTTTAATAAAAATAACCTGCGTTGATACTTTTGTATAAGCAGTGTATTATTTTTTAGTTTTTTAATGTCTCTTTTACTTTTAAAGTCTGTACTAGAAGCTTTAAATGTTCTATTTAGTGTTTCATATTTTAAATGATATAGATATCTTGTAACAAATCTGATATGTTTTCTTTTTCTGTTCATAATTTATTGTTTCTTGATTGTGAAAATCCTAACTCATAAGATTCTATTGGATGTGTTTCTATCCACATATGACAATTTCTACATACTGGTAACCAGGTAGATTCATCTAAATGAAATTCTCCACGTCCTTTCTTATGATGTACATCTGTAGCATGTATAGAACACTTATGGATCTTTGCATGACAGATGTTATGATCTGATAAATACTGCCTACGCTGTTTAGAATAGGCAGTGTTTAATTTGGCCATCTTATTGGATACTTTTTTGATGCTCATTTGGTTTCAAAGTAAAATAATTTTTAGGTAATAGACCTATTGATAGAAATTTTATTACCACATCTTCATAGTTTATCCCTAGCTGTTTGAATGTGAATGTATTTTGATAATCATCCAATGTTTCATCTGCAGGTATATTTGCTATATACTGTGCTAAAGGTGAACTTTTAAAAGTTTTACTAAGATAGGCATTTGCTTGCTTATTACAAAGTGTTTGTTTCCAAGCATTTATCTCTCTTTGTCCTCTTCTCCATACTTTAGTTATGCGTCTCTTCTTATCCCAATGAAGTTTAGTAACTTCTTCAGGTTTATAGACCTTAAGGCCATGGAGTACACGTTTAAATAAAAAATGTTGATAAGGATTAAGTTTATTATACTGAAATGTATTTATTATTGATGGTGGATGTAACTGATACTCTGTTAATATCCCTAAATATTGATAACGTTCTAGGCGTTTACTTAATTTTAGTTGATTTTCATTGAGATTTAGTTTAGAAATTTGTTCTGATGTTAACATACGTGTTTTTTTAGTGATTAAGTGAAATATAATAAATGTCCAAGGGTAGCGAATGATAAATCAAACACTACCCTCTTTCATTTTCAGAAAACTATTTTATCTATAGTTCAAAAGATTCTTCTTCTACAAGAACTTCTTCTTCAACTTCACTTGTCACTTCATCTTCTTCTTCAACTACATCAGCTTGTTCATCAACAGGACTATCTAATCCAAATGCTTCTGCTGGTGTTACAGTAGTTTTAACAGCATTACTTGTTAAGCCATTAGCTTCACGTATAGCATCTCCATTTGTATGAGCTATAAGTACATCCTGAGCTGTTATATCAGCTACAAAGAATGTTTTCCTATAAATAGGTTGATCATCTACAGAACATATAATACCTGTTTCACCAGCTATTTTAAGATCTCTATCTGGATCATTGTTACTAAATGGTGTTACAGACTCTTTTACAATAATCTTACCATTTAATGGTGTTGACTCATTAAGGTTTAGACTTTGTAAATCATCCATTTTACCGTGTAGTAATGTAGTTCTGTTTGAACTCTTTACCCATCCAGTGTTTCCAAATGTTACTGTTTGTTGTTCTAGTCTGATGTGACCAAATTCTGCGTTGTTACTTGATTGACGGATGATATTTCCCATATCATCAGCCACAATGTTGACTTTGTTTTGCATTTTTAATAAAATTTAAATAATTAATAAATAAGTGTTTAATGACTAGACGTCATCTGAGTGAAAATACGGGTCATCCAGTTTTTCAAAAGCGCTAATTTCATCTAAGTCCGGTTCATTCTCATGAATGAATTCTTCCTGTATCTCAGGAGGTAGTGATTTAACAAAGCTGCTGTAAAAAGGATTACCCACTTCTTTAGTATATGCTGAACTAAGACCATTAAGGTCTTTATATTCCTCATCTGATAAAGATAAGTACTGCTCTAACGAGCATTCTACTATGCGTCCATTTGGAAGTTGGATTATCATCTTTTATTTATATTCTATAAAGATAATAATATTACTTCTTTTGACTCACATATGATAACATAAATTAAGTTCAGTTTACAAAATAAAAAGCATACATATAGCTAACGCTTCACTTAAGTGTTAACTTTCTACCTATTCTTTCTATATATTTGTATTCTTTTAGCTCTTTTATCCATCTATCTATGCTTGATTGACTTGAGCCAAGGTCATCAGCTAATGTACTGATAGAAGGAAAGCATGTTCTTTGTTTATTTGCATAACAAGATAACACACTATATAATGATTTAGCACCAATGGATAAATTAGGATCAGTTATTACCTCACGGCTTACTATTCCAAATCTATTTTTCTGTGTATACATGATCTTTTAATAATCTTAGTAATGCCATATTATCATCTTTTTCACTTGCTAAATCAATATCATTCAATTTATACATTTCATTCATTGTATAACCAAAGCTTGTTTTGATTGAGTCTTTGTTCTTCCATGAATTATAATGTGATCTGATCAGTTCCTGTGATAATTTGGGCATCTTCTACGGGTTTATTAATTATATTAATTGCTTGTTGTAAATATAATGAATCATGTTTATTTAGTTTAAATAAATCAAAAGGACTCACTGTATCTTCTTTATATACTATGTTTCTTTCTTTATCATGATAGACATATTTTATCTTTAAGCTTGAATATAACGGATTATACTCTGCAGATGATGACCAATTGTTATCACCTTGCACTATAGCATAAACCATATCTTCTCCTGGATAAAGTTTCATATCATTTAAGATATCTTTCTCATAATCTGAACCTGCATGATAAGAAGGTGGTTTAATTTTTACATAGTCACCTGGATATACTAACTCATATGGTTCATCCGTCAACATAAGCTCTGCTACCTTTTCTAGGGTATTATCACTCATCTCACGAAATATTAGATTTCTAATATGATCAAAGTTTGATTGTATGCTTACAGAATTAATAGTAAATAAAGATCTTACTATTTTCTCTAACGTTGTTTTTTTTATTTGCAATGTTTTTGACATAATATTTAGATTAAATTAATTATAATTAAACAGTCCCTTTCTAACATGTATGAAAAAAGAAAGGGTTTCTGTTTAATTGATGGTCCACTTAACCATTTTAATAGTTTTGAACCTACAGTACTAGTGTTATTATATAGTATATATATACTGGTACTGTTAGTACGTCACACGTGACGTTTTATAATATAAATCTACGTAAATCTGATGGTTCAAATACGAATTCTGGTGTATTGATATAATTCATATCATCCATAGAATACCAAACATCTAAAGTTACTGGATTTAATAATATATGTTGTTCTTGAGCTGGCATATAACTTTGAGCTAACATAAATATTTTATGTCCTGCTTTATTTACTGCCATATCAACTACAGTGATAGCATGTCCTGGAAATCCTCCAGTTACAAACACATCACCTGGTTGCATATCCCAATAGTTTACTCCTATTGTATCATACTTTTCTATTGAATATGTACCCGCATAACTCCATACTAGATCTAACCATCTTCTAAATGTTTTGCAGTTATCTCTACGATTCTTACCCCATTTAGTGACAATATCTCTACCAGCATTTACTGGAGTTGCGTTAGCACCTTTAAGATATTCTTCATAGGTAGTAACATAACCATTAGTAAATGTAAACTTAAGTCTATCTATAAATCCGTTTGAATAATTATAGCTAGCTCTTAAATATATAGCTGCATCAGCACAGTGATGTAAATCTCTTGTGCCAATATCATAATCAAATACTGCAGCATAAACAAAATTATTATGCTTTACGTCTCCGTTGTAGTACTTAACTTCTGCTTTCTCTTTTAATGGATGAGCTATCAACCATTCAGAGTATGCATCTACATTGTTTCTTTCATAGCCACCTGGTACTGCAAATGCAGTAGAGATTGACTCATGCTTTAATTCTTCTCCTTTGTAAGTTGTTTGTGCACTAGCTACTAAAGCAAATAACATTATTACTAATGTTATAAGCTGAAGTTTTAATACATTCTTACTATATTTTATATCTTTCATAATTATATTTTTTAAAGTGGTTTATTAAATTTGATTTCTACTACGCTAAAAGGTAATAGTAAATGTATATCTCCGTTTTCTTCCCAAGCTATGCCAAATCCAAAACAAGGAGCAGCAGCTATATTAAATTTTGGTAATATTATAACTTTCTCCATGAACACTGTAAAGAATACAGCGTTCAATATACATAAAAGTGCTATTACTACAATTATAACAGATACAGGTGCATAACCAGTTCCGTATTGCATAAAATACGAAATGGCAACTCCTACGCCTAATATTGGTAGTATTACTACATATAGTAGTTTAATTAATTTTTTTATTAAGTGTTTCATCTTTTAAGTTTTATTTAGTTTATAATTGTAATATCATCTCCAGCATCAATAAATGTATTTATGTTATACGGTATTAAGAACTTATTCCAAGTATCATCTACTTGATAATCTATTCTTAATTGTTGTGTAGCATATTGTAACGTTGATATAACAAACGCATCAGCAAAGCTGTTGAGTGTGTTAGCATCATTATCATAATATTCACTAGCATAATTCATAAATTCTTCTCCTGTTACTGGCATATTAACTGTCTCAGCATACACTACAAAATTTGACCAAGCTACTACAAGTTTATCTTCTGCGGTTGTAACATCTTCTTCTGTCTTATACAAAAGATAGAGATACTTAGTATCACCGTTTGTTGGTGCATATACTTGAGAAAATAACTTATATAAATCTGGGTTTGTTTGTACCTCTGTTTCAAAAGGCTCCTGCTCACAACTTACTATAAGTATAGCAAGCAGGAATATTTTGATAGAGTTTAACATCTTGTATATTTTTGTTTCTTTGCGTTCCAACATTTAGCTTTCTGCATTTTATACTTTGACGTTTTACAGCTTCTAGATGAACCACAAGACTGTAGTACTGGTGCTCCTATAAACATAAAGAGCATTAAATAAATGATTTTCTTTTTCATAATTAAGTGGATTTTAGTTGTAACTGTTTGCATACTCAAGAAAGTCCATTGTATGTTGTTGAGTTACTGTTATTAATTGATTTTGTTTTGCTACGAACCTAAGTTCTGGGTTGTTCTCTAATTCTATTAAGAGTTCTACTAACGATGGAGAGCCTAACTCTTCACGTTTTACACGACTATGTTCCATATCTCCTGTGAAGAAGTTAACGAATAAGTCTTGTTCTCTGCTATATAAGACAATACCTATGGCATTACCCCATGTAGCGAATTGCTCTGGATTATTTACTATAATTTTCATACGTGTTTATTTAAGTG